TCTATTCAGGGATTTTCGGGAGCGAAATACAAGAGGTTTGCAAACAGACTGCTTTCTAAGGAAATCGTAAAGAACTACTTGGAGATTGGGGTGTGGAAGGGATCTACTGCAATTGCAGCCCTCCGTGGAAACCACAGCAGACTCAACTACACAGTTATCGATGACTTCTCTGAATTTGGTGGACCTCGTCAAGAGTTTGTTGATAATTGGAAGCGATTGATCGGAGGAGAGCCAAACTTGATCGATCAGGATTGCTTCTCATTCAATCCAATAGAAAGAGGCATCTCAAATATTGATGTTTACTTCTACGATGGTGAGCATCAAGAGATCAATCAGTACCGCGCACTTCAACATTACTACGATTCGATGGCAGAAACCTTCATCTTCATGGTTGATGATTGGTCATGGTCTAAAGTTCAAAATGGAACATATCGTGCCATAAACGAACTAAAACTTAAAACGCTTCATAAGCAAGAGTTTTACGGCTCAGACGATTCAAGTGGTTGGTGGAATGGGTGTGGAATCTTTGTTCTTCAGAAATGATTTCTATTGCCTTCTGAAGAAGGTATGTTATGATCTGCATTAACATATGAGCGACAAGATTGAACTCATCATCCTACGCAGTCTTCTTCACAGACCCGAGTTCACACGCCGCGTCCAACCATTTCTCAAGCAGGAGTACTTTCACGACTCCTGTGAGAAGCGGCTGTTCAACACGGTGTCTGAGTTCATCGAAAAGTACTCCACCGCTCCCACCCGCGAAGCCCTGAAGATCATCCTGAATCAACAGGACGGTCTATCTCAGGGTGAGTTTGATGAGTGTGTCAAGTTGGTAGAGACGATGGACAAAGGCACCGAGGAGCCTGATGAGGAGTGGCTTGTTGATCAGACCGAGAAGTTCTGCAAGGACAAGGCGGTCTACAACGCCCTGATGGAGTCCATCGAACTCCTTGACGAGAAGAAGGCGAAGGGTCGGTCGAAGAACGCCATCCCCGAGATCCTGACCAAGGCACTCAGCGTGTCGTTCGATGAACACATCGGTCACGATTTCATTGAGGATGCCGAGAAGCGGTACGACTTCTACCACCGCGTAGAAAAGAAGACACCATTCGACCTAGACTACTTCAATAAGATCACCAACGGCGGTGTGCCCGACAAGACTCTGAATGTCATCCTCGCGGGTACAGGCGTGGGCAAGTCCCTGTTCATGTGCCACCATGCCGCTAACTGCTTGTCACAGAGCAAGAATGTCCTGTACATCACCTGTGAGATGGCAGAGGAGCGGATTGCAGAGCGAATCGATGCTAACCTTATGGATATCACATTAGACGATCTCAAGAAGTTGCCAATGGAGATCTATGCCAAGCGGCTTGCCAAGGTGACCATGGGCATCACAGGCAAACTTCTGATCAAGGAGTACCCCACGGCATCTGCGAATGCCAATCACTTCCGTCACTTGTTGGATGAACTGCGCCTGAAGAAGAACTTCAAGCCCGATGTTATCTTCATCGATTACCTGAACATTTGTGCATCGTCTCGCTTCAAGGCGAACGGAAATGTCAATTCGTACACCTATGTCAAGGCAATTGCAGAGGAACTTCGCGGCTTGGCTGTGGAGGTTGGGGTGCCGATCTTCACCGCAACACAGACCAATCGTTCGGGCTTCGGCAATACCGATGTGGAACTGACTGACACATCGGAATCTTTTGGTCTACCCGCCACCGCAGACTTCATGTTCGCCCTCATCGCCACGGAACAGTTGGACGAGTTGGGACAGGTCATGGTCAAGCAGTTGAAGAACCGCTACAACGATGTCGCCACGAATCGCAAGTTCGTGATCGGGATCGACCGTGCCAAGATGAAGTTGTTTGATGTGGACGAATCGCAACAGCAGTTGATTCAAGGCAACGGTGCCGATGACCAAGACGAAGACGATGCCCCTCACGCGCACGGGGGCGGGGGCGCACACAGGCGCACGGGCGGGTACGGGCGCGAGAAGCCAACCATAAAGGGTTGGTCTTAAACTACGGGCGGGTGCCTGATAGTGGTAAAAGGTGGTGACTTATAATCGCCCTCATGCGGGTTCGACTCCCGCCCCGCCTATTTCATATGAGCCTAAATAACCGCACAGGAGACACCCTATGCTGTCATTTAAGCAAATGCTCCCTCTCATGGAGCAAACTGAGCAGAACAAGCACCTAGATCACATCGAAGATCTCATGCTCCTCAAGGGTGGGAGTGGCTTGGACAATGCGATTGCCTTCATGAAGGACATCGTTCAGAGTCTCAAGACGGGCAACACATCGCTAGGAATGTCCACAAAATGGGATGGAAAGCCTGCTGTTATCTGCGGCATCAATCCCGAGAACAAGAAGTTTTTCGTCGCTATCAAGGGTGTCTTCGGCAAGCAAGTGCAGAAGGTGTTTCATACCGAAGAAGAGATTCGCAAGGGATTTGACATCAAGGACTTGGCAGACAAGTTGGTTCAATGCCTGAAGTATTTGCCAAAGGTAGGAATCAAGGGTGTGCTTCAGGGCGACCTGATGTTCACCGCTGATGGTAAGAAGAGTCTGACGATTGGCGGAAAGCCACATATTGGATTCCAACCAAATACGATTCTATACACCGTCCCGTCTGACAGCGAAATCGGCAAGCGGATTGCAGCCGCAAAGATTGGAATTACATTCCACACCGAGTATTCAGGCAAGACCCTTGCCGATTTGAAGGCAACCACCTTCAACTTCAACGCTAGCAAACTCAAGCAGCATCCTGATGTTTGGTTCACCGATCCGAACATCTACGACCTCACCCCTGCCCTCCTGAAGGGCGGGGAAGGCGATACCGCGCTTCGGGGCATCACCGAGTGCGAGACGCTAGCCAAGAAGGTAAAGCCTTTCCTGAAGCCCCTGCTTGCCCGTAAAGACCTCATGCCGCTGATGCTCCCCTACATCAACAGCACGATCAACGGCGGTCTGACCAGTTTCAGCGCAAGTGGTCTGAAACTGTATGTAAAGACTAAGTTGGAAAAGGAACTAAATAAGTTGAAGACCGAGAAGGGGAGACAGGCGAAGGAAACCGCCATGAACGACATCCTCGCTTTCATCGATGCTTACGAGGATCAGTTCAATGCTATGTTTGAACTGCATAACAAGATCGCAAAGGTCAAGGAGATGATCCTTGGAAAGTTGTATGCGGTCTCTGCCCTTGGTCACTTCTTCATGGATGCTGATGGTATTCGTCCCACCGACCCCGAAGGAATCGTGATCGTCAGAACGGGTACGGCGGTCAAGTTGGTCAATCGTCTGCGGTTCAGCAGACAGAATAGAAAGGTAAACGAGTCGTGAAGAACTTTGCACAGCACCTCACGGAAGCACCGAAGAAAGACACGGTAGTCATTGCATTCGGTCGCATGAACCCACCGACAATCGGTCACGGTGTGCTTGTTGACAAAGTTCTCTCCGAGGCATCCAAGCGGAATGCCGATCACTTCATCTTTGCCTCTACCTCACAGGATCCCAAAAAGAATCCCCTGACACATAAGCAGAAGGTGGAGTACTTGAAGAAGTTCTTCCCCAAGGCGAAGTTCCCTCTGAACAAGGCGGGAGATCCATACTCTGCGGTTCTGCATGTCTGTGACTTGGGCTACAAGAACATCGTGATGATTGCAGGCAGCGATCAGGTCGAGAATTTCAAGAACATCGCAAAGTACAAGGGCAGAACCGCCGAGCGCGATCCAAAGAAGCGCAAGTACTCATTCGACAACTTCGAAGTCGTACAGGCAGGGGAAGCCCGTGACGATGATGCACAGGGCGTTCAGGGCATGTCTGCCTCCAAGATGAGAGCAGCAGCATTTGATGGCGACTTCAAGAAGTTTGCCACAGGTGTCGCGGGAACCGACATGGCTCTCAAGAAGAAGATGTACAACGATGTCCGAAAAGGATTGAACCTCAAGGAAGAGTACATCTTCGAAGCCAAGGATGGAGAGGACAAGGTAACCATCCTAGCCCTCACATCGTCGGAGAAGGATCTGAGCGACACCATTGAGAAGATGGAAGCGATCTGCAAGCGACGAAAGATTGAGTTCTATGCCGTGAAGACGAGCAAGGCTCAGGTTGACATTTCTAGCGTTGCATCGAAGAAGATCGTCATCAAGAACTATGACGGTGAAGGCAAGGACTGCACCATCAATCCAAGCGACACGGTTGCTATTGTTCGCGGTGGCGTGATGAATAGCGACATCGGAGTCGCAATCATGACCATCCTACAGAACAATGGCGTGTTCATGGTCAACGAGCGTGGTGGCATGGAACTGTGCGCCAACAAGTTGGAGACGGCAATCGCCCTGAAGAAGCATGAGTTGCCCCACCCCCGCACGGCATTCGTTGCCAACGAGGAGAACATTGAAACTGCGGTCAAGGAAGTCGGTGGCAAGTTCCCGATCATTGTGAAGACTCTCACGGGCGCGGAAGGCATCGGTGTCTCCAAGATCGAAAGCATGGAGAGCCTGAAGTCGGTGCTTCAGACGCTATGGAAGTACAAGGCAGAAGTCATCATTCAGGAGTTCCTACCTGACTTCAAGAACGATGTCCGCAGCATCGTGCTGAACGGAAAGATCTTTGCGTGTGCCAAGAGAGACAAGGCACCCAAGGACTTCCGCACGAATATCGCCCGTGGTTCAAAGGGCGGGTCTTTCCAACTTTCTGACGAGGAAATAAAGTTGGTGGAGCGGGCTGCAAGGGTAAGCAAGTGCTACTATGTCGGTATCGACCATGTCATCAATCAGGGCAAGCCATACATCATTGAGATGAATGCAAGCCCAGGTAGCGGAAACATTTACTACCGCTACTACGAGGATGGCAAGGGCAAGAACAATGTCAAGGGGGAGGAACTTGTAGAGGACTTGGTCGATTACATCCTCAACAAGGCACATTGGAAGTTGTTCTCCAACCTAGCCGTGCGTGAAGAAGTGAAGATCGATGGTGCGGAGTACACCGCCAAGATCGACACGGGCAACAGCGGCTACAACATGATCCATGCCGAGGACATCAAGGACAACGGCGATCACACAGTCACCTTCAAGTTGCCCAATGGCAAGAAGGTCACTAAAAAGATCGTCAGTCGCATCACCGTCAAGAGCGGTATCGGTGAGAAGAAGCGTCTTGTGGTTCTCATGGACATTGAGTTCCATGGCAAGAAATATCCCAACATCAAGTTCAGCCTTGGCGACCGCAGTCACATGTCCACAAAGGTGCTGATTGGATTGCAGTTCCTCAGTAAGACAGGCATGGTTGTCGATCCCGCAGAAGCGATCTACCCACAGCCCGATATCAACTCCAAGCGCAAGGGCGACGAGGAAGAAGAGGAAGAACTTGTTGAAAAGACCGCAGTCAAAGATGCTGCGAAGGCTGTTGCGGAGATCATGAAGACTCCCGCAGTCAGCGCAAAGGTCTTCACTTTGGTGAACAAGAAAGGCAAGATTCCACCCGCAGATTTCAAGCGAGAAGTCATGCGTGTCCGCGATGAAGTCATGCTTCAGGCATACAAGGCTTCGGGCGCAGGGGTTACCCTTTCAATGTTTGCCCAAGACAACAAGATTGGCAAGATCATTGCCAAACTATTCCACAAGTTCATGGAATCGGGTGGTATTGATATTGGTGTCTACGCCACTAAGTTGGTGTCGGGTGCCATGAGTTTCCTCAGCATGCTCGGTATGGGCGATGAGATGGAAGGCAATCCCCTTATTGAAGCAGATGTCACGAAGGGCAAGGAGTTCAAGACCAAGACAGGTAAAACAAAGGAAAGCCCAAAGGACAAGGGTTCGGGTCTACCCAAGAAGTATGTCGCGGGTCTGAGCAAGAAAGAAGCCGAACTTCGCAAGAAGCGTCTTGAAAAGCGCAAGACAATGTCTGATGACGATCCACAGACATGGGAGTTTGTCAATCCCGATGAGAAAGACATCAAGACCAAGCCATCGAAGTACAGCACCCTGTACAAGAAACTCGCCAAGAAGGGTAAGTTGAAGGCTCTCAAGAATGGCTACGAACACGACGATGCAATGGAGCGTCTGTCCAAGATCGATGAATCTGATGAAAGAAACGCAATCAAACTTCGTATGGCAATTGCCTACGAGGAGCGTTGCTTGACTCGTAACATGCAGGAGGCTGCCCAATTGACTCGTTCATACATTGATTTGCTGAAGGAAATCCGCGATAGCGAGATGGGCAGCGAATTGCCCAAGACCGACATCAACGAAGACTTTGACTACCTCTTGGTCGAAGTCAGTCCTCCAAGCGGCCCTGCTCGTCGCTTCTCCAAGAAAGAGAAGATCAAGAAGGAGTTCCAAAAGCGATATGGCAAGCGTTGGAAGGAAGTCTTCTATGCTACTGCGTGGAAGATGCACGGCGAGGAAACCGATACCACAGAGAACTGGCTGAACGAATCGAAGAAGATCAATGCTGTCCTGCAATGGACTGCAATGGGCAAGAGAGGCCCGCTGTTGGTCGGCAGCGACGAGATCGTCAAGACATATAAGAAGGACACTCCAGGAGAGCGTGAGCGGCTTGGCGAAGAGAAGTCGGAAGAGGAAAAGTCGGCTCTCTACAAGGAGTGGCAGAAACTCGTAAACATGTCGGGCAAGGAGATTCAGTCGTTCCTTGATTCTGACGAGGGCAAGGAAGCGGGTCTGTCTCGCAAGGAGGCAGGAAAGGCAGGAGCAGGAGGCAAGAAGATCACAAGTGGTCGTGACTCTGCCCGTGCCATCATCCGCATGCTTGACACCCCCAAGGAAAAGTGGACACCAAACGATTGGAAATGGGCGGGTAAGCAAGTTAACTTCATCAACCGCATGAAGGGTGCCAAGGGCGGCATGCGTGACGAGAAGGGTCGCCCAACACGCAAGTTGCTCGCACTCAAGGTATGGGGCTACAACCCCGAGAAGAAGTCATGAAAAACTACAAGTCCCTGAAACAAGACATTACAGAGGCTCGCATCGCCGCTTTGGAAAAAAAAGCAAAGGCTAGCGGCATTTCATACGGCATCCTCAAGAAAGTGTATGACAGGGGCATGGCTGCATGGAAGGGGGGACACCGTCCTGGTGCTACAAGCCATCAATGGGCATTCGCCCGTGTGAACTCTTTCATTGTGGGTGGCAAGACCCGCAAGACTGCTGATGCCGATCTTTGGAAGAAAGCAAAGGGCGGATAACGCGCATCTATAAATAACCAGTATCAACAGGAGACACCATGTTCCACAATCCATTCAACTCTAAGGTGGTCGCTGACATCACCAAGTTCCTAAACGAACATCGCAACGATGTAGACATCCTCCCTTGCTTGGGAGAGAAGGCTGCTGAAGCCGCCAAGATCGTTGCAGAAAAGACCGTCCTTGAGGATCGTCGCAACACCCTTGTCAATCTCTTCAATGAGGCTGTGAAGGATTGTGGT